CTCGGTGATGATCTGGGGCGTCCAGGCCGTTGAGGGTCAGCTCTACGGACATGGGCGACCCCGAGTTGCTGCTTTCCTGCGACTGGCCAACCGACCCGAAACTGCCAACCCCCTGGTAGGTGATGCCGTCGATCACCAGGTCACCGGTTCCGGTGTGCGCGAAGACCATGCCGTCGGGGAAGTCCAGCTGGCAGGCATAAACCGCCATGAAGTTGCCTTGGGCGATGATGTCGACAACTGTCTGGCTGAATGGAAAAACACTCGTGGCCATCAGAATGCCTCGCGGAATTGCAGGGTCGAGTTCGAGACCACCGGCTGGGTGGTCCATTCATTGGTGTCGTCCATGCGCCGCATCTCGCAATATGGGTTCTTGTACTCGACCACGCTGCCGGCCGGGATCACCTTGCGGATACGCTTGTTCACCGAGACCAGGGCCTTGCCGGTGGCGTCGGACGTGGCCCGCTCGACGACTTCGAACATTTCGCCCTTGATGGTGATGAGATCTCCACGGCTGAACACCGGACGGCTGGCCAGCAAGCCCTGCAGTTGCATGATGCTGGCCTGGGCATTGGCCACGGCAACAACCGGAGCGCCAATGTTGTCCGTACGCGGTCGGGTGAGATACGGAATGTTCACCGTGCCGAACATGCCCTGCAGGCGGCCCAGCAACGAGGTCAACTCGCGCTCGTCTTCGTCGTACAAGACGCCGAAGGTCATTGAGCACTTCCAATAGGCGCCCGGCTGAGCCACAACCTGCTGGGCATTCGACAGCGAGGAGGTGAACCCTCGGTTGTTGTAGACGACGCCCCAGGTGACCTCAGTGGGCTCCAGGTCCTCGGGCCATGGCTCCGCCATTGGGTCACTCCCAAAAGAAAGCCCGCCGAAGCGGGCCGGATATAGTTACCGCCGTTGCAGCATCTGCCGCCCGGCACCGTTGGTCTTGAAGTCTCGCAGCATGAGCTCGTAGCCATCCCGCGCGCCCTGCTCGGCAGCACGCCGAACGTCGGCCAGGGTGGCGGCGTTGGCTTGCCCTGACACCTGGATGTGCTGGGTGATGCCGCCAAAGCTGATGGACGACTGCCCACCGCCACCCCCGGCGCCAGCAGCCATGACACCGAGAGAACCATCCGGGCCACGGTGCAAGGGCAGAATCGCCTCTGGCCCGGCCTCGGCGAAGACGCCAGCGCCCTTGGCAAAAGCGAACATCTGCGGGCTGTCATAGACGCCACCTGAGTAGGCCGACAGGCTGGGCGAATCGTAGACACCACCTTTCGCATTCGGGATGACCTCACTGAAGCCCGTCATCGTGCCTTGGCCAAGTGCCTGGGTACCGCCACCAAGGAAACCAAACGCCGAGCTGAGGAAGCCAGCAGCCGCCTGGCGCACCTGGATGCGGATCAGATCCTCAATCACGGAGTCGGCGAAGTCCTTGAACTGGAACTTGCCGGTTTTCACGAACTGAGTGATGCCATCCTCCAGGTTGCCGAAGGCATTGGAGAACAACTCCTGCGTCTGGCCGGCTACATCGGCGGCACTGTCGAGGTAGTTTTCCAAGGCAGCTGACGCGCCATTTGTCCAGTCAGACTGAGCCGCGTCGATCTTGACGAAGGTGTCTTCTTGGACCTGTACCAGCTTGGCCCCGTACTCTTGCCTCAAGGCAATCTGCTTCTCCAGCTCCTGGCGCTGTTTCTCAGTGCTGGCTGTAGCCAGCTCGTCTCGCAGTGCCAGAATCTTGCTGTTGTTTTCCTGCTCGAGGGCCAGGCGCGACTGAGCGCGGCCAGCCCGCTTGTCGCCCATGCCTACCGCTGCCGCTGCGGCATCGCCCTGCTGCTGGGCAATCGCCAACTGGCGCTCAAGATCGGCCTGGTACTTCATGGCCCGCGATAGGCCGGTCGAGGCCTGCACGGCATTATTGAATTGCTCGGCGAGCGCACCGATAGCTTTACCGTACTCCCCAGTCGTGATCTTCTTCTGCGCCAGCAGCAGGTCGAGATTCTTGGTTTGCTTCTGAAACTCATCGGATGCTGCACCGACAGGGTCAAAAGCCTTCTTCAACTGCTGGTAGGCAGTTTCCGCCTCTTTTAGCTGCTGGGTGAGCTTGGTCTGCGCCGAGGTGGCATCCTTGGTTTGCTGCTTCGCGCCCTGGTTGGCTTTCTTCTGTGCTTCGATCGCGCTCGCCGCCGACAGAATTGCCTGCCGGTCTGTTTCGGTAAGGTCGGCGTGTTCAGCAAGATAGCGATTAACGATCTTGGTAGCATCGCCATTGTCTTGCAGGCCCGCCAGCTGCTTCTGCAACGTTTCGAGGTAGGTCTGACCGGCCGTGCTCATGCCAGCCTTGGCGGCGTTGTTTTCCTGCGTCGAAACGGTGTTCCGGTCAGTCTCGCTGGTCAGTTCCGAAAATTTGGATCGCAGATTGGCAAGCGCGGCGCTGAGTTCAGATGCCCTGATCTGACCTGTCTCGATGGCCTGGGCCATCGCCTCAGTGACGCCGGGAATTCCGCGCACCTGATCTGCTACGGCCTTCCAGTCAACTACTGCGCCCTTTGAGAAGTCATTAGCGGCTGTTCGCACTATCTCGAGTGCTTTCCGTGCCTCCTCGGGCATTGGCGCCAGCCCGGCGATGAACCCATCAACGCCAGCGGCCCCCAAACCGCGGAGGTCGTTCTCGAATTTGTCGGCAATCGCGCCCGACGTCTGCCCCAGCTGGCTCTGCAGGTCGTCGATCTTGTCTTGCAGTTCCCTCAGAGCCACCGCCTGGGTCGCCCTGTTCAGCTTGTTGAAGCGCTCGACCAGCTTATCGAGCGGATCGCTGAGGTCTCCTAACTTCTTCTCGAGTGAGTCGGAGTTGTCTCGCAACAGGAGGAAACTGGCCGCAGCCGTGCCGGCCAGAATCGCCAACCCCATCGGGCCGCCCAGCGCCGTCAGCAAACCACCGGTAGCGGCACGTGTTAGGTTGGCCTGGGCAATGGCCAGCGCCTCGGTTGACGCCGTGAGGGCCGCTTGCTTTGGCAATAGCTGGGTCTGAACCAGGCTGAGTCTATTCAGGCCAGTCGCGGCTGCTACCGAGGCCTCCGCTTGCCGCACCTGCGCCTGGGCGTAAATGCGCTGGGCCTCAGCACCGCTTAAAGCAGCTTGGGCATTCCTGAACTCTGCTACCCGCTGAGCTACGGCAGCCTTCACTGCCATGTATGTTTTGGCGGTATAGGAAGTAAGCGCCGCAACACCGACACCGCCAATGGCTGTCGCGACTAGATCGAAATGCTCTCCGAGCGTGACGATGACCTTCGAGAGACCGCCAACGGCCCCGGTTTGCTCTTCCATCTTTCCAAGGAAGTTGCCAATCGCGTTGCTGATGTTGTTCAAGGCATCTTGAACACTGGTAGACATGTCGGCCGCTGCTTTGCGGTTTACCTCAACACTTTTCAGCAGACCGATGTTAATGTCATCCAGAGCGAGCTTGCCCTCGCTGCCCAGCTTGCGCACTTCGTCGGTGCTCTTTCCGGTCGCGCGGGCAATCGCGTCCACGATTGTCGGCATCGCAGTTTGGATAGAAATCCACCCATCCGCATCTACCTTCCCTGTAGCCAATGCTTTTGAATAGGCGTCCAGTGCCGAGCTTGCTTTGTCCGCTGACGCGGCGTTGGTTACGAGCAGGAAACTGAAGCTGTCGGTGATATCGAGCGTCTGCTCGGTGTTGAAGCCTAAGCTGCGCATCACATCCGCCGTGCGGATATACAGTTCTTGCGCCTCAGCCAGAGGTCGGTAGGTTTCCTGCGCGGTCTGCATCAGGTGCTCTTGCACAGCCTGGTAGTCGGCAGCACTTCCAGTAGCTGCCTTCATCCGGTCAGACATCTGGCCGTAGGCATCCACTTGCTTGATGATGCCCCCGATCAGGCCGGCGCCCGCTACCGCGGCAAAGGCCCCGCGCATGAGTGTTCCCGCGCCTTGAGCCGCAGCGCCCGCTCGCTCAAACGCGGAGTCAACCGTCGCCAAGTTGCGATCAATTGCCTGACTGGTCTTGGACACCAGCTGATCGGCACTCGCCAACTCGCGCCGTAACTGCGCGGTGGTGGCCTCAATCTGGACGAGCATTCCTTGAATTTGTTGGTCAGCCATTTCATAGCCTACAAAAAAGCCCGCTCAAGGCGGGCTTCAATAAGTTGGAAGGAAGATCAAATTCCTTTTTTTGAACAAACTTGTCCGGCAGCCTCTCCCACATCAATAACAACGAAATTACCGCTAGAAAGTTTCACCGCCATGAAAGGCTCAAATCCGACATACGCACCATATGAGTTTTTTGAGTTCACAAGGCCACAAGTCGCTTTATCTTTGCCGATCCTCACATTTTTAAATTTTGCACTGTCTGCATCTTTCAACCGATCTTCCATCGCTATTTTCAGTGCCGCTAGGTCATCATTTGATGCCGGGGTGCCGGCGGCGAAGGCGAGCGAAAAAACAGCGCACTGGGCAAAAACTCCCAAGCCAATCTTCCTGATCACGGTAGACTCCTCACGAAAATGACTACCATATCAAGAAGACGATCAAGGCGCCTGGTTAGTAAGACTTTCTCCCAGTCAACGCCATCCTCAGTTTGTCGGCCACATTCGAAGCACTTGGTTTCTCCTTCACGCCCTGCTTCTTCCCGCTGCCGAATGGGTTAGTCATCTGAGCCCATTCAATCCTGGCATCCATGGCCATGAATAGCTCAGGCAGCGGCGTACACCAGGCCACATCCGGCGCCCATCCCAGCCACCCGGTGGCGATCCCATACAGCCGGTCGACGTAGCTGCCGTCCTCGACAGCGCTTACGCCGTCCCGGCTTGGTCGTTTCCCGGGTCACCGCCTCGCGGATTGTAGAGAGCGCCAAGGTACTTGGTGACTACCGGCGTCAGCCCGGCCACACCCTCCTGCCAGACCTTCTCGGGCAGCGCTTCGGCAGCCTTCCCTTCCAGGCCGGCGCCGGCGGCGATGATAAAAGCCACCGCATCTACGCCGACTGCATGCAGGGCTGCGGATGCACCGCGCAGGCCGCCGAAGCGGCTTTCGATAGCACGAACTGCCTTTAGGGTGGGCTGTAGAGTGTACTCTTCATCGCCCAGTTTGACGGTCACGGTCCCGTGTAGAGTTTTGCTCACAGAGGCCCCCTATCAGGCAGCGGCGGCGGCCGGAATTTCCAGCACGTCGGAGTTGATGCCCATGGTGATGTTGCGGCGCACCACGTTGTCAGCAGCACCTGGTGCAACGGTGTTATTCATCACCTTGACGCGCATGTAGAAGGTGGTCGGATTGATAACTGGGGTTGCGGTCGGATCACCGTCATTCAGGGTGATCTTGACGATGTAGTCGCCCTTGCTGAGGTCCTTGTGCGCGCTCTTGACTGCACGCTGGCCTGCATCACCACTGTCCAGGCCGACAGTAACGGTCAGGTCGCCAGCGTCAGCAGTGCCCTTGTACTTGCGCACACGCCCGTCTTTCAGCG